TTAATCTATTAATTTTGTTTATTATTTTGATAAAAATAGTATTTATTTTGTCTGCTGTCGGACATATTATTTTGACACATATGTCAAAAAATGAAGTGAAAGAAGGGAAAAAAAGGAAAGAAGAAAAAACTGATGTTAAATTGGTATATTGGAAGGAAAGAACCGAGTTTATATTTGTTATTTGTATGGCTTTATTGCTTATTTATTATTTTAGACCTGGACATGTGAAGCCAATTGATAGCGAAACGTCGCTACTATTTTTCTTATTTGGGTGGGTTCTCATTATTACCGCTAAATGGAGTGATTTTTTTACTAGTGCGAAATGGTATAAGAATATATCGTCTTCTTAAAGATTCTTTATTTTGATTTTATATTCGTTTTTTTTATATTGATTTAATATTTATATTTTATACTTTAATGATTATTAAATATAATAGATTTTTGGGTGAGGTTTGGCTTTGGATGATTTTTTGGGAATGGATTCGCGATACAATAAATGAAATTAATATATTTTATGAATAGATTTTAAATTTCGTTTTCTTTTTTTGTTATGCTTGACAATTCTGTGTTGATTTTTGTTAGTTCTGTTTCCAAAATTCGCTTGGTTTTGTAATAGTGAAAATGTTTGAAGCAATATTGTTGCTTTTCTATTACCTTTATTTGTTTTTTGTTATTTTGAGTTGATTGATACTGATTTATTTTACAGCCGCATTTGTACTCCTTTGTGGAATACGGACTGTCTATTTTTTCTGTCGTGATGTTTAAATGTATTGTTTTGGTTTCTGATTGGGATGTTTGGTAATATTCACTGAGTTGTTTTTTTCGTTTTAGACGGCAAATCTGGATTGAGATTGCGTCCCTTATATCTAGAAGGTCATCAATAATGTTATATAAATCTAGGAGCTGCATATTGTTTTCCAAGAAGACATCATATTTGTGCTCTAGATGTGAAAGATATCCGATGTCCGTGATTACATCTATTCTTGATGGATTGATGATTGATGGTACATTTTTGAATTGCTTAAGAATGGTTTTATACGAGGAGGATAATGACTGCATTTTAACTTTTACAAGGTTGGTTATAAGACATAAATGTTATTTTGTTTAGATTTTGTTAGTATTAAAAGTTTTTCAATTTTATTTGATTTTGATTTGGTTTTATTTTGATTTGGTTTTACTTTGGTTTTTGATTTAGTTTTATTATAAAAAAATTGAATTTTCAATTACTAAATAAAAATAAGGTATAATAAAATATACCTTTTAGACTCAATCTTAGTTTTAGAAAAAAATGCTGTACGATATTGTTTATGGCCGCGACTCCGATTCTGACTCCGAATGCGAGTCGTATGATTATAAAGAGGAACTGCTCAAAAACGAATTAGGTGTTGACAGTTTTACCTCCGAATTTGTGAATAGTATTAATGTTACTACAGTTTTGTTCATATTGTTTGGCTATGCTTATTCTTATTTCTTGTGGAAATTTGTTGTTACTATTTGTTATGCCTCTTTTTGGGCAGTCCACTATTTGGCTATTTTGGTATGGGATTCGTTGGATAAAGGCGAGGAATGGTTGCAACTTGCTGTGATTGTGTTAACTTTTGTAATTGGTGGATACGTTTTAAAATCCGCTAATGATATGGATGACCGGATTGAAAATTATATTATGAAACTGAAGGCCGAATTGGCGGAAAAGGATGTGATTATTTTGAAGCTTTCGGAACAACTTAATTCGGAACAACTTAATTCGGAACAACTTAATTCGGAACAACTTAATTCGGAACAACTTAAAGCGTCAGATAAAGAGTCTGATATTTAATCTTAATAACTTAATAACTTAACCTTGTAAAAATTTTATATATTTCCTTATATTTTAATTAATAGAAAAAATTGAAACTTTTTTTCATTGGTAAAATGTGTTATAAATTATTTATATGCCCTTATTTTTAAAATATATTAAGTTATTAAGTTATTAAGTTATTAAGTTATTAAGTTATTAAGTTATTAAGATGAATTTGTTAACAGTCACTGCGTTTGCTACTTCGTTTGCAAATAAGATTATTACTGAGGCCGTCTCCAATGTTATGCGTGTTAACTCTCGTTTTAATACAATACTATCCAAGTCCGGATTTGGTTACAAAAAACATCAGCTTGATGGTGTGATGTGGTGTGTTCAAAATGAGACCAAAAATACTTTGATTAGAGGTGGTATTGTTGCTGACGAAATGGGCCTCGGAAAAACCGTGTTGCTAATTGGGACGATGTTTGCCAATTTCTTACCCAAAACTATCATTGTTGTCCCGCCTATTCTCATTGACCAATGGGCTAAGGAAATTTACAAATGCTCTGGTCATAATGCGGTCATATATCACGGCGCTAATAAAAAGAATATTTCCTTTGATGACTTGACCGGACGGACGGCGTGTATTGTGTTGACTACATATAACATGGTCTTACCTTCTAAGTCGTCAAAGTTAAAGAAGACAGTCAATTCTGACCTGCTACGTGTTAAGTGGGACCGTGTTATATTTGATGAGGCACACCATTTGCGTAATTGTAAGACGGCTCGCTTTCAATGGTGTAAGGAAATTTCGGCACCCATTCGCTGGTTAATATCTGGTACGCCAGTCCAGAATCGCCGTTCTGACTTTTACAGCTTGTGTAATATGATTGGATTTGACAAGCCATTCTTTAAGACTTTTAATTCTAATGCTAATGCTGTTTCATATATTAAAGAGAATCATATTCTGCGACGAACAAAGGCTGAAGTTGGAATTGATTTGCCGCCTGTTAATAAGACCAATATTGTCGTGCCGTGGAAAAGTGTTGGTGAGAAGCAGCTCTCTGAGGAGATGCATTCGTTGATTTCAAAGCAATCCGGAGTGTCTTCTGATAAGGCGAAAGAGGCGGCTTACACTATTTACGACCACGGCGACCCCAGAGCAGTCCTATTGATGGCGATGTTGCGCTCTAGACAGAGTTGTGTTTTACCTTCATTAATGAAGAAGAGTATTGACCGTTGTATTACTAATGATAAGACGGGAATGTATTTAGACGCGATGTCAAGTAGTAGCAAGTTGGACGTTGTTATACAGACGATTTTAGAGAGGAAAGAAAATGGCAAAGGTAAGATTGTGTTTTGCCATTTTATTGATGAGATTGATGCGATTGCTGGGCGCCTTAGAGAAGGTGGAGTTGAAAAGGTGGTTGTATATGATGGTAGAACAACAGGAAAAAAGAAGCGTGTCTTTGACAAGGCAGATGTGATTATATTGCAAATTCAGACCGGATGCGAAGGTCTGAATTTACAGGAATTCTTTAGTGAGGTGTATTTTGTAAGTCCGCATTGGAATCCGGCTGTAGAGGACCAGGCGATTGCTCGTTGTCATCGTATTGGTCAAAAAGTTGAGGTGGAAGTATTTAAGTTTGAGATGGCCGGGTTTGGATTAAATTGTCATACGCTTTTGGACTCGGCTACATTGGATAAGTATGTGAATAGTGTTCAGAATGTGAAGCGAGATATTGCGACTTCTGTTTTATAGTTTTGTTTTATAGAATGTATATTTTGTATATAATTTTAATTAATTAATTTGTTGGTTTTTTGTTTTTTGTTTTTCTTTTAATTGTTTTTCTTTTAATTGTTTTTCTTTTAATTGTTTTTCTTTTAAGACCAAGGCCTGTTTTGCTTTTAAAGAAATCTGGAGTATCTTTAAATAATTCTTGTAAATAATCCCACTCTTCTTGAGTTATTGTTTTTGTTGCTTTTATAAATGTGTTTTCTGAATACGATATTGTAAATTTTGCGGGAGAAAAAAATATTGGAAGGATTTCAGTTTGAAAATATCTGATTACTTCTTCAGGAGATGGCAAATCTGTATCATCTACTTTTAATTGTGTTAATTGTGTTTTATTTTTCAATCTAAAAAATTTATCTAACATAAATGTCCCAGAAGATAAATTGAATTCTAGTAAGATTTTTCTTGAGCTTGTTGAAGTTTGAAATTCTCCGGATAAATATACGCGGTCTGGTTCTTTTCCTGTTTGTCTTGAATATCTATAAAACATATCAATATGTGCTGTACCTATTTCTTGGCGAGACATTACTTCGTTTACTAACAACTTTAGTTTGTATATACCGCCTTCTATTTCTGCTATTAATATCCAAGTGTATACACGAGGTGACCGTATTGATGTTTGTTGTTGTATTTGAGATGCTATATTTGTTGCGTGGCTTATAAGTAGTGGTGACATTTCTTGTGCTTTTTCTATTAATTCTGGTATGTTTTCTTCTGGAATATCTATTTCATATTTTTGTTTTCCTGGAACAATAATGGCTGGATTTTTTATTCTATTTGGATTAACGCCGAATTTTATTGTTGCGCCTGGTCCTATAGTATTACTATATGATATTTGTCTTGACACAGATTGGCCTTTTACTGCTTCTTCTATGTCGTCTGCAAATGCTACTTCGTCAGCAAATGCTATGTCGTCTAGTAAGTCATCTTCTTCCTTTTCTTTTAATTCTTCTTTTTTATTTGATACTTTTGTTGATGCTGACATATATATTAATTCTATACTTTTTATTTCTAAAATGTATATTTTGTGTACAATTAGAACCCGATATTGTTACACAAGTTTATAACAATTAGCAGCCGATATTGTTACACAAGTTTATAACAATTAGAAACCGATATTGTTATAGAATGGCAGCCGATATTGTTATAGAATGGCAGCCGATATTGTTATAGAATGGCAGCCGATATTGTTATAGAATGGCAGGTAAGATTGTTATAGAATGGCAGGTAAGATTGTTATAGAATGGCAGGTAAGATTGTTATAGAATGGCAGGTAAGATTGTTATAGAATGGCAGACGAATTGCGGCACTGTATCACTGTGCGAACCCCGTTTAATCCGGACTTCTAATCCGTATCTAGTACTCGGCGTCCAATCGGCGTCCATTATGCGTCTAATCTGCGTCCAGTATACAGCCAATAGTGCATTCAAGAAATGAGTGACAAAAAGTTGTAAATGAGTAACAAAAAAGAACACTGTATATAGTGTATGTTGGCGTCTGTACAGCGTCTATTTTGTTTCAAAATACTCTCTCAGAAATCAAACTAACTAACAAATGTTATACAAAGGTAGTCTATATTGTTGTAATATAGCCTCTAAGAAATGAGTGACAAAAAGTTGTAAATGAGTGACAAAAAGGCGTCCGGTGGCGTGAAAAAATAAACGCATTACGCGTCTATTATTCTATGTTGGGGTTAAGTTAAAATTATATTAAGATAAATTATACATTATACACATTATACACATTATATACACATTTACATATCATCAGCAGCATACTCGTCCTCCTCAAGCTCCTCTTCGTCGTCATCTGGCAACGCCTTGATAGTGTTGGTCGCCTCGTCGTGTAGTCCTACCTCTTCCTTGGTATCAGGATTATACAAGATGCCGGTTCCGGATTTCAAGTAGGTTACATCACCAATCGTTATACGACGAACAGTCACCTTTACAGGAGCTTCCTCTACAGCAGGCTCTGAGGCTACAACATCATCAGCCTTCTTTGCGACCTTCTTTTCAGTCACCTTTTTTTCCTTCTTTTCAGCAACAGGCTTAGAAGCCTTTTCTAAGGCCTTCTTTTGCTCCTTCTCTAAAGCCAAAGCCTCCTTCTTGGCCAGAGCAGCTGCTTCCTTTTGCTCCTTCTCAAGAGCCTTCTTAGCCAGAGCAGCGGCTTCCTTTTGCTCCTTCTCAAGAGCCTTCTTAGCCACAGCAGCAGCCTCCTTTTGCTCCTTCTCAAGAGCCTTCTTAGCCAAAGCAGCTGCTGCCTTCTCTGCCTTCTTTTGCTCTGCTAAAGCCAAAGCAGCTGCTGCCTTCTCTGCCTTCTTTTGCTCTGCTAAAGCCAAAGCAGCGGCCGCCTTCTCGGCCTTCTCTGCTTCCTTCTTAGCAAGAGCAGCGGCCGCCTTCTCAGCCTTCTTGGCTTCAATAGCCTCAGGCGTATTAGCAAGAGCAGCAGCCTCTTTCTTTTGCTCTGCTAAAGCCTTCTTCTCAAGTGCCTTTTGCTCTGCTAAAGCCTTCTTCTCTAGCGCTTGATGCTCCTTCTGTAAAGCTAGGAGTTGCTTCTTTTCCAAAGCCTCTATCTTCTTATCTAGAAGCATCTCGGCGTCTACTGGCGCCAACTTGGATGTCTTTTTTGTCTTTTTTTCCTTATTCTCTTCAACTGCATCAACAGTTACACTTACCTGTAATTCATTTGGATGTCTCGCGTCAGTTGCGTCACTCACCAATTGAGCAAACAAATCTTCAACTTCCTTGTTATCACTGACGCCCTTGGACTTGGACTTAGAATTGGACTTCTTATTGCTATTCAAGAAAGTAACTGCTTCGTCAATAGGGAAATTGAAGTGAGCAGATAAAGTCTCAATAGCGGTCATGACAGTCTTGTTCATTCTTAAAATAATTGCTTGGGGTTTGAGTTTGAAATAGTTTGAAATAGTTTAAAACTAGGGGGTTATATTAAATTATACATTACTTTTCTTGGAATAAAAGAATTTCAATTTTTTTTGTTAGTTAGAAAATTTAAAAAACCTTGAATTTATTTTATGTTTGCTGTATGGTTAATCCGGACTTTTAATTATAAATACTCTTCTGTGGTGTCTCAGTATTAACAGATTTTAATAAATTATTTGACATAAATGATTGAATACTTTTTGTTTTTGAAATTATTTTTCCATATTTACCCAAAATAAAATCTTGTTTTATTAATTTACCGGTTGTTTGATATGCTTTACCATCCCATACATCTTGCCTTGAACCATAAACAGAACTATAAGTGTTACCTCCAATAGTATATGTACCATCTATATTTTTTATAAAAAATTTAAGTTTAGTTATAACTTCTGTATAATTACCAATATCTTCAGATTTAACTAAATCTTCTTGTAATAAAATGTTATTATTTGAACTATCATCACATAATATGTTTTTTTGTATTTTTAATTTATTATATTTTTTCATTATTTTTATGTTTTCTTGTTTCAATCTATTATTTTCTAATGTCAATAATATAACGCTGTTAGTATGATTTGTTTCGTTGATTTCTTCTATTTGTGTTTTTAATATTTTATTCTCTTCTAATATTTTTCTATAATTGTCAGGTGAAAATTCTATATCTTTTATAATTTCCTTTATTATTTTATCTAATTCATTGAATGTCATATTTTCAATTGTTAATAATTCATTGAATTTTTTATTTTTTATTGTAATCTCTCTTCGTTTTTCATTCAATCCATTATGTTCTTTTATAGCATTTTCTATTTGTAATTTATTGTCAACCTTAAAGGCATTTATTAGACAAAAATTTGAATATGTATGTTTGTGTGAATATACACGATTTTTTAAATTGTTTGAGTTACCAAATTTTACTAATTTTTCTCCATTATTACTTAAATTGTCTATGGTCCCATAATAAATACATTGAGTATTATTTGGAAAATGTTCCAAAATTGTTTTTTCTTTTAAAGCAATTTGAGCATTTTCATTATTTTTCAGCTTTTCTTCTTGACATTTTATATGCAGTTCTTTTGATTCCAATTGCTGTTTTAATTCATTACTTTCTTCTTCAATTACTTCCTGTAATGTTTCTTCTAATTTTAAATAATATTCATGTATCTCACCTGCTTTTTTTGTTCCCGCCTTTAAACATAACATTTTAAAGGTCTTAATATTTAACATAATTTTTTCTTTATTGTGACCACCACGTCCTACATTTGTTTGCTTTACTTGCAGGTTAAGCAAACATTTGTAATCTATATCCAGTTTAAAATTCTTTTCTAACAATTCCTTTGTTTTTTGTTTTGTTGAAAACCCTAACCACACCCATATATTATCCAAATCTATTATAAAATCTGTTTTATTATAGTTCAAATAACAGTAAAATGAAGAAATAAATAGTTGTTGTTCTGTATCATTAAAATTATCCTTTATTTTGGACAGCAGTTTATTTTGGTATGTATTTGTTAACCGTGTTATCGGGTTGTTCTCTATCAAGTCTACTATGTTAAGTTCAGACATTATTATAAATATATTATATTTGTATCTTTATATCAATATGCTTTGTTTTATATAAACAAAAGCAAAGAAATCGGTGACAAAATATTACACTGTATCTAATTGCCGTCAATAATGCACCTGTTGAAACACTTGTTAGTGTATTCATTATTTTACACTCTTTTATAAGATTGCAACTAACAAATATTACAACCTTTATGGCACTAAGAAATCAGTTATAAGCTTGCTATAAAAACATTGGATTTCAGTGACAAAATATTACACTGTATACTGTATCTAATTGCCGTCAATAATGCACCTGTTGAAACACTTGTTGCCTTATTACTTTATTTTACACTCTTTTTAAAACAACCAACTAACAAATATTACAATCTTTATAGCACTAAGAAATCAGTGACGAAACATTGGATTTCAGTAACAAAAAATATACAACAATTAACTTAACTATAATACTTAACTATACTGTCGCCGAATTTGTTACCATTGTGCCGCCGATTAAGAACATTCCGCAGAACATTCCGACACTATATACTTCAACAAAACATACAACTTAACACCCGGTGAAAACAACCCTTTTTCATTTTTTTTCATTTTTATATAAGCAATAAAAAAATTGAAATATTTATTTTACAAGAAAAGAAAGGTATAATAAAATATAACCACCGCCTTTTAAAGCTTTTAAATTTACTACTACTACTACTACTATAAGATGTCCGCATTTTCTAGAAACTCCAACAACAACAATAACGCCAAGAAGCCATTCTGTAAGGTTTGCGCTGACGCCGGTAAGACTGATACTGCTCACTATGTGCGCGCTACTCCTGACCCCAATTCCGCTGTCGTTTGCCCCACTTTGAAGGCGCTTGAGTGCAGATATTGCTACAAGAATGGACACACTGTCAAGTATTGCCCTGTTTTGAAGAAGAACAACAAGGACAAGGACAAGTTTGACAGGCAGCAGAGGCGCGTTACTGCTCCTATTGTTGCGCCTGTTGCTACTGTTGCGCCTGTTAAGACTGGCAAGTTTGCTTTGTTAGAGGACGATGATGATGACGACATTGAACTCACTACTACTACTATTGATAATTTACCTTCTATTTCTACTACCACTTCTGTGACACCTGTTGTTACTTGGGCTTCAATGGCTGCTGCGGTCGCACATATTCCACAGCCTAAGCCTAAAATCACTGCTATTACTCCGGTTATTCAACAAAATGACGATGATGAATCTGTTGATGATGAATACGATGACGACAAAATCGCAATTGGCGACCAATTATATTATAGAATTATTGACAATTACCCTTCGCATGCGGCAGACGTTGTTGGCATGTTGTTGGACCTTGATGAACATCAATTGTCCATTCTGCTTCTAGATGAGCACGAGCTTAATCGCAGGGTTGTTCACTGTATTCAGATTTTACAGCCTACTTATCAGCAGCAGCTTGCTGTCGACGATGACGATTGGTAAGACATATATTACATTTACGCATTTCATATTTATACATACTTTATAACATTTAATTAACACAATTTAACAAGAGAGGGGGACTTTACAAACACCCCTTTTTTATACACTTTTTTACACACCTTTTTTATTTTAAAATTAAATGTATTTTGCTAACATGAAACAGTCTTGTAATTTGTAACTTTAACTTGTCCCACTATATCCGTCTTTACAACTTCTAATATGGGCGTATAAATCACATTACATTTTGAAATCCTTTTTACCAACAATGACGAGTTTATTTTACACAAATATGCGCAACGTTTTATTACTTGGTGTGGTATGTCTCTCAACTTAACTCCATTTAAATTAACTAATACAACATGACATGATGCGGTGTCCTCAATATGAAACCATATATCTGTTTCTGCAGCCGCGTCAATTATCTCCCAATTTTCATTCTTATTTTGCCCTACATATATGGTATACTCGCTATTCTTAAATTCAAAGATTTCTGTCTTCATTATATGTTAGTTTATTAAATAATAAATTCACTTTTTATTATTCAATTTTATAATTATTTTTTACCCTTTACAACATTTGTCATCTCTCGTCTGAAATCCTTTGGTCCGCCTTTTGCAGCCATTTTGGATGCGATGGTAGCATTAAATGCATTTATTTGATTCGCCTTTGCGACACGTTTTGTAAGCAATTCGTTTTTGGCCTCCGAATGAACAACTCTTTCGGTTATTTGCAATCCATTTGATATTTTTGTTGCTACTTCGCTGCGTTTTATAAAACACGCCTTACATAAACAACCTTCATCCATATAATGATTCACTTGTATAAAGTCAATATGCGCATTTTCAATTGTTAGTTCTTCATACATTTTATATTCATTTTCTGTATAATATTGGTAACTATCTGTTTGTTTGTTTGACCAGTTATTAATATATTCTTCAATTTCACTTGGTGAATAATAATAGTTTAAATACTTACATGTTTTCAAGTCGGATAAAAAATTAGATGGTAACTTATAATTTTCCTTGAATTGTGTATAAAGGTCCTTTATTGGTTTATTAATACTCTCATAATCATGTACAATAACAATTTTCTGACCATATATATTTGTTAGTATATCTGACCAACAATCGGAGTCCTTAAGACGCAGTTTTATATACTTGATTCCATTGTATTCTTGCAACAAGTATTTGTTTACAAAATCAAAAGTCTCAGGTAGTGGAATATTATACACATCCATAAAATGGTCACCATTTGCTATATGTGGAAATATTTTATTGAAGCGATTTATTACCTTTTCTACGTTATAAGTATTTACAGTTTCATCATTTGTATTAAAATGATACACACCTACCTTTTCAAAGTATGCGGATATTTTACGCTCTACTGGACTGCGATAGACATCAATTACGTAAACATCTCTTCCTAAATATTTGTTAAATTGAATTATTTCGTTTACTGTGACACCAGTCATATTACTTAATACTCTTAACATTTCTTCATCATGAATGTGAATAATATTAAACATTGCTGAACCAAAAATTCGCAATGAACTAACAACTGACGTTGACCCTACTTTTGGCGGCGTATAAACAAATATTAGTTTTTTATTTCCATTCTTATTAATATTCAAGCGGTCGTTAATTTGATGTAATAAACTCATTTTTTCAGGGTTTGTAACAAAATCAAAGTGTGCCATTATATTCTATTCTATAAATTGTTGTGATATTTATATTTTGTTAGTTCTCTTTATTTGAAAATGAAAAAACAGGTTTATATTAAATTTATTAAATTAAAATATATTCATTAGTAATGTTGCTCGCTGTGTCCAATCCGATATACTTTGGCGCCAGGGGGGATTCCGCGAATCCGTTCATCTGTAACGCTTTTACTACCTACAATATATTCTTCTGGTAGCTTGACTTCAGAAAACTCCGAAGTAGAGTAGAACCCACTCTCGGTTATAACCAACTTGGCGTCTGGTGGCAACTTGCTTAATGCCGCAATCATTTGTTCCGCAGTAATAGTCTTTATAGTTGTATAATCATCCTTGCTTTCGTCATACTTCGGGTTCTCAATAATATCCACCTTCTTTATCGTGTATCTGTATTCGTGTTTTCCGACTCCTCCCTTAGGACAATGATACCTGCAATATTCAGACCCCTCGACGTTCACTTCAGGCACTGGTAAGTGGTTCGCCCAATTGTGGTATTTCAAATACTCATCCTTTAATTCGCCAAGAGGGCAAGAATCATATCTATCCGGAACAGGAATATTCGTTTTTATTATCTTCTTTTTGTATTCGCATTCTTCGCTTGAGCAATATCCGTCGTGGTCATTTGTCTCTAGTTGTGCCGTAATTCTGGCAAGAAAGGGTTGCTTTTGTAGTTCTTTATAAGTTAGTTTTGGTATAAATTCAGTCTGAGTGCCCATCGATTTCTCTAGTCTCATTTCAAGCATTTTTTGTTCCTGGCGTTTCTTATCTTCTTCAATTCTCAGTTGTCTAAGTCTTTCATTCATTCTTTTTTCATAGTCTTCTTTTCTCTGTTTGTATTCTTCGGATTCAAAATATTCTGCTGGTCTATCTCGATTACGGATTCTTCTACCTGTTCTACCTTCTTCTGCGTTAGTGTTCATTGTTTAAAGTTGGGCTTGGGGTTAAATTATATTATAAAAGGATTTAAAGACCAAAAATATATTTCAATTTTTTATTTTATAAAAAAGAAAACAAGTTTATATTAATTAAATTATAAAGGTTATACAAAATATACATTTTACGTTTTAGTAGGTTTGGTGACTGTGTCCAATACAATATACTTGGGTTCCTTTGGGCAGGTCTGTTTCACCCATTTTGTTTGTCCCAACTATATATGGTTTTGGTAACAATATTCGAGCAAACTCCCGTCTAGAGTAGTAGCCTGTCTCGGTCATCACTAACTTAGCATCTGGTGGTAACTTGTTTAATGCTTCAATCATCTCTGCTACATTAATCGTCACAACTGGTCGCTTATAGTCACCACCATTACGATTATAGTAACCATATTCGTCATCGTAATCGTCGACTTCTTCGTGTTCGTCTTCCTCTTCTTCCAAATCTTTTTTCGCATGTTCTTCCCTCTCATCTGGTGATGGATCACATGCGCCGCAATATGATATACCATCAACAACCTTGATATATTCGGCCAATATCACTACGCATTCGCATTCGTCACATGTTAACGATACGTTATTTGCTTTGCACTTCTTATTTTCTACAATATCTTTGTAGGTCGGTTTTACATCCTTTTTGGTTTGATTCTTCATCGAGTTATTAGTATTCATTGTTTAAAAGTTGGGTTTGGTTTGTTATATATATTATAAAGGAATTTAAAGACCAAAAATATATTTCAATTTTTTATACTTAGAAAAATAAAAAAATAAGATTAAATTTAAATTATACAAATATATACAAACATTTATTTCTCCCAGTATTTCTCCCAGTATTGTTTCCCGTAGTGTTGGTAACTGTGGCCTATCCGGTATACTTGGGTTCCATCTGGTAGTCTTGGTATCTTATTTTTTATGGTATATGGTTCTGGTAGCATCATTTTAGAGAACTCTGTGTCTGAGTAATAGCCGTCTTCGGTAATTACCAACTGGGCATTTCTTGGTAGTTTGTCTAATGCTAGCATCATTTGTTTTACTGTTATGGTTTTTATTGGTGATTCATACCAACATTCATCATCATATTCCTGACCATTTTCATCGCAGTATTTCCGTTGATATTCAGCTTGTGCCATGTTGTCGGCATCTTCTTCCTCTTCATATTCAGTCATCATTGATTTCCACGGCTCTTTGACTGTGTGTGTCTGTCTTCTATCTTCAACTTCTTCCTCTTCTTCGTCATCTTCGTCTTCGTGTTCTTCCTCTTTGTCTTCAACTTCTTCCTCTTCTTCGTCTTCAAGGTCTTCATAGCATAGAACTTCTTCGTCTTCGTCTTCATATTCGAAGACATTTTCGGGTTTCTCCTTATTGTATTTCTCTGTCAGCATATCATACCAATCATACTCCCAGAAATCACCATATAATTTTCCCATACATGGTCTACACCACGGCGCTCCTTTTTTATAGGGATTAAAGTAACATTTGGTTTTACTCTCGCACAGCTTACAGCTTTTATATTCTGTTCGTCTGTAGCCGTTCCCCAAAACAATCATTTCGGTTTTCAGGAATGTAATCTCGGCCTTTGCTTCGGCAAGCTGTTGCTTGAGGGTTTCAATTTCTAGTTCAACTTGGTTCATTGTTATTGTTAAGTTTATACTGGATTTTAAATATATATAAAAGAATTTTAAGTGAAAAAATAAAATTCAATTTTTTATTTTATAAAAAATAAAAACACATTCAATTAATTAATTTAAAATTTTAAAATACAGTCGGGCTTTACATTCTTAAAAGCCCTTATACAAAATATACAAATACATTATACAATCGGACCTTACATTCTTAAAAGCCCTTATACAATCGTTCAAAGCCCTTATACAGTCGTTCAAAGCCTTTATATCTCACCTTTAACCCAGTTGCCTTCAACTTTTTCGTCGTTGCAATATTCTCCAACCCAAGTCTTATTTAAACGCTTGGAATACTCAACACCTTGTCCGTGATACTTGCTGTCTTTCCAGTCGCCCTTGTAATAGTCTCCGTTGCCATAGTGATACTCGCCGTATCCTTGATATTCATTTCTCTTAAATTCGCCTTCATAATATGGCTCCATCTTTTCCCAAGTTTGTTCAAATGTCTGTTTACAATGACCCTCCGCAAGTCCATCTACAAAATTGCCATAAATATATGTATCATCTTTGTACGTATGCTTGATTCCATTGCCATTTGGCATACCGTTTCTCCATTCGCCCTTGTATCGCCCTTTTTTGTCTTCTATGGAGTACCATGTGTTACAATCATTTTCTAAGGGTTCCTCTTCTAAGCCTGCGTCACAGCTTGCGTAACAGCTTGCGACAGAGCTTGCGTAACAGCTTGCGATTTTTCTCCTTTCTTCTCTCTTTTTTTCCTCCATTTCACAGTAGTTCATGTTAGTAGTGTTCATTTTAGAATGGTTATATTATTATTTTGTACATCAAAATATATTTTAAAAAAAAATTTCAATTTTATTTTTGAAAACCTAAAAATATATAATTTATGAAAAAAATACACCTTAAGGCGCTTACAACTTTTAATTAATTAAAATATACAAATTATACAAATATATACATATATATACAGTCGGGCTATCGTCCTTATACAGTCGGACTTTTAGTCCTTATATCTCACCTCTAACCCAGTTGCCTTCAACCTTTTCGTCGTTCTTGTATTCTCCAACCCAAGTCCTATCTAACCGCATACTGTACGCGGTGCCTTGTCCGTGATACTTACCGTCTTTCCACATGCCCTTGTAATAGTCTCCATCGCCATAATGATACTCGCCTTTTCCTTGATACTGATTTCTCTTAAATTCACCTGCATAATATGGCTGCGTCTTTTCCCAAGTTTGCTCAAACGTCTGTTTACCGTAACCCTCGGCAAATCCATCTACGAAATTGCCATCAATGTATGAATCAGTTTTGTAGAAATGTTTGATTCCCTTACCATTTGGTAAACCATTCTTCCACTCGCCCTTGTATCGTGCAAGTCCGTTTTCTATTGTGTGCCAGATATTCACGTTGTTTTCCAAGGGTTCTGCTACTACTTCGTTTGCGGCTTTTCGTGATTCTTCCTCGGCATCCTCTTGATAAGCCATATTCCAAATTCGTCTCACGTAATCTTCCTCCGTCTCACCATCATTTTTCGGGTTATAGGCTCGTAGTCGTCTCAATTGTTCGCCGGTGCCCTCAAATTCATAAATCTTGAGTGTCTCCATATCTTCCTCTACTTCTTTTTCTAAGCTTGCGACTGGCTCCTCTTCTACTTTTTCTACTTTTTCTACTTTAGCTTTTTCTTCCTTCTTATTAAAACACACATCGGTTATCATGTAATTAACCATAAGAATACATGAATATATCATAACATAATAAGCACATAAATATAGAATATATATAACTTGTATCATCGCCCTTGTAGAACTCGGGGCTTCATTACCTGTTGCGCACTTGTTAATCATGAGAGCGTTCATTGTTTTGTTAAGTTTACACTTGGTTGGGTTATATATATTATAAAAGGATTTAAAAGGCAAAATAAAATTTCAATTTTTTTTCTATAAACAAAATAAAAAATAAAAAAGGTATAAAAAGTATTTATAATATTATATAAAATGTTGCATACAAAAATAAGGCTAGAAATAGAAGCAATTGTTGCAGTAGATGCAGAAAATGGAATAGCAAAGGACGGCAAAATACCTTGGAAAAGCAAAACCGATATGAAATTCTTTAGAGAGCAAACAACTGGCTCTATTATTATTATGGGTTCTACAACTCTGTTATCATTACCAAATGCGTTACCATTACCAAATAGGTTGAACATTGTGGTCACACGAACGCCATCAAAATATACTTGTTATCCCAAGTATAGCCAATTAGACAACATACTCTTCTGGGCCGAAGATACATTATTTAAGTTTTTGAATAATCAGGACTTAAATAAAAATTTAATCAAGACAGAACTAGAAAATTACAACAAAATATTTGTTATTGGCGGACAGCAGATTTACGAATTACTGTTACCATTTTGTTCTTCAATATGGGTATCAAAGATTAAACAAGACTATAATTGCGATTTGCAAATGACTTGTTTATCAAATATCAAATTGGACGGTAAAATATATTATGAAGATGAAGAACTACAAATTACACAGTTGGCTCTTCGTTATTAGTAACAGGCTGCTTCTTAATGAAATGCTTGTTCATATGCTTCTGAATAGTGAAGTAAGTCAGGTTCTCTGTCTCCTCATTACTCAGACCTAGAAGGTTCTTCAACTTGACATCAGGGTTAATTCGGTTCTTAGAATTTTCACCCTTCTCTTGAAGATTGTTTGCCTTGATATACTGAGACAATGACTTGGTAACCTCAGTGCGAGCAATCTCAGTTCCCTCGGGCCTCTCCATAAACTCACATAGTTCCTTTGTAACCTTGGTTGGCTTAGCAAATCCAGATGGAGCTTTCGGCTTCTTAGGCTTATCCTTGTTCTTAAGAACCTTAGTAACATTCTTTGTCTCCTTTTTAACCTGCTTCTCTAAAGTGCGAATATGCTGCTGAAGGGAATTTAATTGCATCTTAAAGAGAGTGATACTATCATTGATAGTAGCGAATGATAGGCTTATGTTGGATTGGTCGTTAATTGTATCAGTCATTGTTGTATTTATATACTATATTGTGTAGGTGACTTTAAATAGATTTAATATATTATATTATTTATTGACGTATAGTAAGAATAAGTATTGTAAATTATTTGTATTTATAAATAAAACTATTGTATTATTTATAAATTTTTAAAAGCGCGTATACTATTTACACAGTATCTCTCTTGCCTCCTCTACCACTGGAACCTCTTTGAGGACCTCTACCTCCTCTTCCAGCAGGTCCTCTACCTCCAGAGGATATAGGCCTACCAACACGAGTCCACTCACCATCAGTGGAAGCATCCTTAGTAACAGCAGGCTCCTTAGGAGCGTCTTGCACCCTCTTAGACCTAGGCTGCTTGACAGGCTCTGAACTCTCTTCCTTCTTGAAGGCAGTTCTAGTCTCATTTCTAGTCTCACACATCAACTTTCCACCCTTAATACCAGAAACCTCAGTCGCCTGGCACTCGTGCTTATCACTAGCAACAGTTGACAATGAAAACTCAATATACTCACCTTGAACTAGATACTTATATTGCTCCGAATCTACCTTAATGGAGCTGTGATGGACGAACACATCACTACCGGACTTTGGACCATCAGTTACGGTAATAAACCCATAACCCGCCTTATTATTGAACCACTTGACGCGACCAGTAAACTTCTCTGCACTACTATCAGACATTTGATTATACTATACTATGTAAGATGCCTTTATATTGTTTATAATGAATTAATAATTACATTAACACCATTCGTATTCGCCTTCAATGTCTTCTTCATCTTCTTCACCATTTAATTCCCCTTCTTCTAAAAGCAACTCTGTGAAAATACGAATTATATATTTGTAATCAGGCTCATCTTCAAATTTCAGCGTTCTAACATAATTGATTGCCGTAGTTAAGAACTTTGGTATATTTGTTAGTTGCTCCTTCTTTAAAATAAGAGTTTTCAATGGATTTGCATCCTTTTCCTTTACTAAAGGTTGGGCAGTAGAGAAGAATTTACCAAACAACATATATATCATTACATATAGACAAGATTCAAGGTCATCACGCCGACTAGGTTCGCATCCCTTATGGACGTTCAAACTAACATAATTAGGTGTGCCTATCAATGTCTTATTCATTTTAAATTCAATATGATTACCATCGTGATTATAACGTTTACAGAATC